AGTGAATTACTAGAGCTATCAATTGCTGAAGCAGGAGTAGCAGGCACAGGTGCAGTTGGAACCGCATCACCTGTTGGAGTTAAAGGTGTATCTGGAACTGCTGGCACAGGTGCTGTCGGTGTAGAGGCCCTAAACTTATCAATTGCTGAAGCAGGAGTAGCAGGCACAGGTGCAGTTGGCACAGAAAGTGTCCAAATTCTTGGTTGGGGTCAAGAAGGTTGGGGAATCAACGGGTGGGGTGAATAATGAATTACGCAACTTTAGTATCTAATATACAAAATTTTACAGAGGATAATTCTTCTGAGTTAACAGCTTCTGTAGATCAAATTATTAGCCAAGCTGAAGAAATGATTTACCAAAGATTGCCCAACTTGCCATGTTTTAGGTTTACGTCCTCAGCGGCAAATCTTGCTGTAGGGACAACCCAATACACAGTGGCAGATGCAAGAATGATTAGGAATGTATCTATTACATCTAGCAATGTTGTTAGTTTTTTAGATCACAGGATAGATTCCTATCTAAGAGATTATTGGCCAAACTCGACAACTCAAGCAACGCCAATAATGTTCAGCACGAGTTCAGCAGGTACAGCAGGCACTGTTATAACAGTTGCCCCAACACCTGATGCAATTCTTGCTTACAGTGTTGAGTATGTTGCACCAGCAGCAGGCTTAACATCTGGCAATACTACAACGTGGTTGGGTGATCATGCAGAGGCTCTTTTATTGGCGGCTTGCCTTTATGAAACTTCTGCTTTCCTAAAAGATGCAAATACGTTAACCTTATACAAACAACAATTTGATGAATCAGTTCAGTTATTCCAGCAAGAGATGCTAAGAGATTACGCGGCTGAATACAACGGAGGAATATAATGGCTATTACACAAGCGATGAGCACACTATTTAAAAAAGATGTCCTTCTGGGTGATCAGCACTTAGATAGTGATACTATAATGATTGCACTCTACACAAGTTCGGCAACACTAAACGCGACTACAGATGGGTACATAACATCTAACGAAGTCGCCAATGGTGGAGGCTACACCACTGGTGGCGAGGCTTTGGCAAGTAAGACAGTAGAAGAAAACAGCACCAGTGGCGTGTTTGATTCCGCTGATCCTGAGTGGACTTCGGCTACATTCACTGCGCGAGGTGCATTAATTTATAATAAAACACTGGGCGATGCATCTTCAAACGCACGAGGAGCAATCGCAATCTTAGATTTTGGCGGTGACTTCACAGTTTCTGGTGGTACGTTTAAGATTGTGTTTCCTGCAAACACCGCCTCTAACGCAATAGTAAGGATCGATTAATATGGCAAGCACCTATGTAAATAACCTCAGACTTAACGAGATGGCTACTGGCGATGCGTCAGGTTCATGGGGTACAAACACAAACACAAACTTAGAAATTATTGGCCAAGCGGTTGCTTGGGGAACACGGGCGATTGCAAACGCTTCTACTGACAACATTACAATTGCAGACGGTGCTTTAGACGCAGATAGATGCCTTGGGTTAAAACTTACAGGTGGCGGTCAGGCATGTACGGTAACACTTCTGCCAAACACTTCTAGCAAAACTTGGTTTATGTATAATGCAACATCAGCGGCTTTAACCTTTACATGTGGCAGTGGTGCAAATGTTATTATTCCAGCAGGGCAGACTAAGGTTATTGCAACGGATGGTTTAGGTTCAGGTGGCGTGGTTCACGATTTACTTACAGCGGTTAACTTAGCTGGAGCCACAGTGGTTGATGATCTGACGGTTAGTGATGATCTAACTGTTACGGACGATATGACTGTTGGCGGAACGCTTGGTGTGACAGGTGCAGTTGCTCTAGCGGCAGACACTACTTTTGCAAATGGTGCAGATATTATTACGGCTTCAGCAGGTACATCTAACTTTAGAGCTGGTGTCAACGCAGGTAACTCAATAGCATCTGGCGGTAACTACAATGTAGTCGTGGGTGATGAGGCTGGTACTGCAATTACTACGGGTGATGAGAATACATTTATAGGATTTGATTCAGGTAAAGCAGTTACTACAGCTAGTGGAAACACTGCTTTAGGATTTAGCTCTTTAATTACTAACGTATTAGGAAGCAACAGCGTAGCAATAGGACGAGCCGCTTTGCAAGTCCAAAACCCAGCTAGTGCTACTAATATGTATAACGTAGCAGTAGGTCATGGCGCAGGAGAAGCAGTCACCACAGGCGTAGAAAACACCTTAATTGGTGGTTTAGCTGGTGACGCTATAACTACAGGCGGTGAAAATGTAGCAGTGGGTAAAAGTTCTTTATCTGCTAACACTACTGCTGGTGAAAATACAGCAATAGGACACAATGCTTTAGCGTCAAACATTACAGGTGCAGCTAACACTTCTTTAGGTAAAAGTTCTTTGGCTGATAATACTACAGGTGCTAACAACACAGCCGTTGGTAAATCTGCTTTAGGGTCAAACACCACAGGCACAGAAAACACCCTTATTGGTAGTTTAGCTGGTGACGCTATAACTACGTCAAGCCTAAACACAGCAGTTGGTTCTAGTGCCTTAGGTGCAACAACCACAGGTTCATCAAATAACGCTTTTGGTAGAAATGCTTTGAGTACAAATACTACAGGTCATTCAAATAGTGCTTTTGGTGCTGATCTTCCTGGTGTTGTTTCTGGTGCGGCTTTACAGGCAAACACTACTGGCCACAAAAATTCAGCTTTTGGGGGGTCAGCGTTAGCTACAAATACCGAAGGCTTTCAGAATACAGCTATGGGTGGTGCGGCTCTTCATTTAAATACTACAGGTGATGATAATACTGCTGTTGGTTATAAGGCTTTATTATCAAATACTACAGCAGGTAACAACACGGCTGTAGGTTTTCAGGCTTTAAGAGAAAACACCACAGGTGCAGGAAATGTTGCAGTTGGTAAGAACGCTTTAAAAGTTAACACCACAGCGGCTAACAACGTAGGTGTGGGATTTCAAGCTTTATTTGCCAACACTACAGGCTCTGAAAATACTGCGGTTGGAGCAGATTCAGGAATAGCGATTACTACAGGAGCGTACAATGTAGCTGTTGGTTATAGAGCTTTAGATACAACCACAACAGGTGATTTTAATGTTGCTGTAGGTAGGAGAGCATTAGATGCAAACACCACAGCAGACAACAACACAGCAGTTGGTGCAAGTGCATTAGAAGCAAACACTACAGGTAATCAAAACGTAGCAGTAGGTAGGCAAGCACTAGCCGCGAATACGACAGCAAATAACAACACAAGTATTGGTTATAAATCTTTACTAGGTAACACCACAGGTGCTTCTAATACAGCTAATGGTTCTCACTCATTAGCAATTAACACTACAGGAGCAAGCAATACAGCTCTAGGGGATTTTTCTTTATACAGTAATACTACAGCAGCTGACAATGTTGCGGTTGGTTCAAATGCTTTATTTGCAAACACTACAGGTGCAAGAAATACAGCAGTTGGTGCTAATTCTTTAGATGCAAACACAACTGGAACTAGAAGTACGGCAGTTGGTTTTGATGCTTTAACAGTAGCAACTACTGGGAATTACAACACAGCAGTTGGTGACATTGCTTTACGTGAAAACACTACGGCCAGCTACAATACCGCAGTTGGTATGGGAGCATTAGAAAAAGCCACTACAGGCAGCTTTAATGTAGCAGTCGGCAGTCTGGCTTTAGACGTTAATACTACGGGCGCTGACAATGTAGGAGTTGGACACGAAGCACTTGGGAGAGCCACTACAGCGGCTAGTAACACAGCAATTGGTGCGCTGGCTGGCGACAATGTAACTACTGGATTTAGTAATGTTATTATAGGTTCAAACGCTGCATCTGCTGATGTTGTATTAACTACTGGTAAGGAAAATGTTATTCTTGGGGCAAACACTTACACAACAGCCGTGAATTCTGATGGGGCAAATATAATAGGTTACAACGTAGCAGGCGCGGCAGGGTATACAACTTTAGGCTTACAAGCTAGCGATATAAGGGCCGCACACGGAAACGTAACTTGGGCAACAGTATCAGACCAACGATACAAAAAAGACATTGTAAACTCTACAGCAGGGTTGGCCTTTATTAATGACTTAACCCCTCGTACTTTTAAATATAAAAATCTTGGAGAACTTCCAGAAACATTCAGTGCCTATAAAGCTGACTCAACAGATGTCTTTAAAAACTCTAATATAAATCATGGCTTCATTGCACAAGAAGTTAAGATAGCTATTGATGCACATTCCGAACTTAAAGATGGATTTAAACTGTGGGATGAACGAGATGATGGTAGCCAAGAGGTTGCGGAAAGTGCGCTCACACCAATCCTAGTCAAAGCACTGCAAGAATTATCAGCAAAAAACGATGCTTTAGAAGCACGTCTAACAACCTTAGAAGGATAAAATAAAATGGCAGACAGAACAGACGCAGAACTACTACAAGACTTTACAGCAATGG